GTTCTATTTAGTTCACACCCGTGGCAGATACACGCCTTAATCTTTGCGTGTGCCTCATCTGAAACCATAAACGCACCCGCCTTTTTGCCGTTCTCTTGCGCGATTGAGTCAATAAGGTTTCCGAACTTACACCATAGGCTCACCGCATATTCGCGCCCATCTTCTATGTCCCACCCTTTGGCGCGGGTTTCCTTAATCGCTACGCCTCTAGACTCTCCGAAGAATGTCCAATCCGTAACGCGTGAGCGGTGGAATTTGCGATTACTAGGGGAGAAATAGTGCCCATTTAATTCGGACACTAAGCCCTGCCAATAAAGGCGGTTAAGGTCTTTTGGATAATTTCTACACCCGTTACAGGTACATAGATATGTCTTTGTTTCTGTGTTCATTTTGCTTTCTCCTGTCTTGTTGGGCTTGGCATTGTTGCCTTGCCTCGTACCCCGCTAGAGTCTCGCTCTCTGCGCCCTCTGTCAAGGAGGCGGGGCGGTGACTTGCGTCACATCGCTACAATTAGAACCGCTTCGGTATCTTTCTTTAAACAATGCGCTTTTGCTTCGGCAATTGTGGAAAAGTTGAGAGGCAATCCCGCAGATGTAAAAGTTACATCTCTTCCAAAACCATAGTAACCCGCAGAAAAAGAACCGACCCCGTTATGCCTCACCCAATAATAAAGGTGCGCTCTTGCCGTGCCGTTTTCCGTCTTGTACATTCTGCCCCGCTTTACTTGCCATTTCATTAGTTGACCCCGCAAGCGGTGAGGAAGCGGGCGCGGTCAAAGCGTGGGTTGGTTGTCGCTAACATCGTGGCGAATGTGTGAGTAATTCCCTCAATCGCCTTTGCGCCTTTGTCATTGTCGTTAAAGGTTGCCTCGTAATTTTGTGCGCCCTTTAGGATTGAGGCTATTAGTTCGTAGTCTTTCTTAGTCATTGTCTTCTCCTGTCTTTGGTTAGAGAGTTGTTTCCCTAACTCGTGCCCCGCTCCTCATTGAAGAGGCACGCCCTAGGCGGGCGGGGCGGTGTTGCTAGTTCTTGTACCTCTTTGTTCCGCCGTGATAGTGGAAGCCTTGCGCGGTGATTTCCTTTGCGATTTGTAGGGCTTCCCATACTGCTATCTCATAACTAGGGAAATCGTAACGGCTAGCAGTTGTACCGCCGTGTTGGCAGTTCTTAATTACAAAGGCGAAGCCGTAAGTATCGTGGGTTTCTTTCCAAAAGTTTACATCCGATACTAATTGCCCTAATTCAACTTTAAGGTCTTCTGTTGTAGTTGTTGACACTTTGTTTCTCCTGTCTTGACTAGGTGAGTATTTCCCGCCTAGTTCGTGCCCTAGTCTGCCGTGAACAGTCGCCCTCTGTGAAGGGGCTAGGGCTGTGAGTTACCTCACAATTTTGTGATTAGACCTGCTTCAATCTTGTTGGCACAAGTGGACCCAATTTGCCAACATCCTTGTGAATCTGTGCCCTCATAATCTAGGGAGAGAATCTCCCCGTAGATACTTAGGTGGACCCAAAATGACTTACCTTTCATCTCTCGCCCGCAGATTTGGCAGCCGTCGTCAAATAGTGGGTATTTTGGCGTGTCGCCTATCTTCAACATTAGTTGCCCGCCTTTGCTCTTGCCTTGCTTGCCTTGTCGCGGAGGATTTGGTCAATCTTTTCTGCTCTGCGGTATTCTGTGGCGTAATCTTCAATCCCGATGAGGGAGCCCTGCCAAAAATCTAGACCCTCTAGAATTGTGTCCAATTGCTTTTCTGTAAGTGAGATTTTCACTTTGTTCTCCTGTCTGCCTTTGGGTAGTTCCTCTGGCTAGTAAGAGAACAATAACACGCTCAAATGAGCCTTGTCAATAGACAAAACGGACATTTTAAAAATATTTTTGTGAGTTAGGTCACATTCCTATTGGAGGGCTAAATGTCTATATGTCGACAATTCTTCCCCCCTAGATTGAGCGGGGAGATAGTCCACCCCGCAATCAACCCCTGAATTAAGATACAAAAGTGTTGTTTAATTCCCTTGGAAGAACATTTATTTAAGACTTAAGACGGAAAAGAGAACTCTAACCCTCAGGTAGAGGTTGAGGGTTGAGGATTACCGAGAATGCTAGGCATTTGAGGGTAGGCTTATTAAACTCGGACACATACATATATATATACTCAGGTAAAAAATTCCTGTTATATAATAAGGGGGCTATATAATATACCTTCTGACCAGCACTTTTGCCCCAGAGGGCAACTATTTTAAAATATTTTCAAAATAAGTGTTCGGTTTACCCGTTTCCAACGGGTTATCTTATATATAAGAATTAATATTCTTAGTAGTTCTAAACGAACTCGCTTCGTTTGGGACTACGCTCGTTCGTTATATATAATATATAAATATATAACCTACTACGTAGGTAGACAGCCAGAGTTATGCCGTTTTAACGGTAGCGTTATATGACCGATTTAAGGGGCAAATTTAATGGGACGTAAGCCTGGAATTCAGAACATCCCAAAGGGCGAAGCCCAGGAGAAAGTTCTCATCCAATTGGGTCAGGGTTCTACAATTACGGCTGCTATGGCATCCGTTGGTAGAAATGATGTCACCTTTCGCCAGTGGTCAATGAATGACCCAGCCTTCAAGGAACGGGCAGACAAAGCCCGACTCGCTGGTAAGGGTGTCATCGCCGACTTGGGCGATTTAAAGAACATCTCCTTCCCTGACTTCTGTGAGCAGTTCCTAGATGCTAGGTTATTTGAGCACCAACTTGACTGGCTAGACCTGATTGAAGGTCGTGAGCCATCTTGGTTGCCACCTGGGATTACCTATGAGCCTGGCGACCCAAAGCGTGTACTTATCAACGTACCCCCTGAGCACGCCAAGTCAACTACGATTACAACCAACTATGTCCTCTACAACATAGTGACCAACCCGAACGCTAGAGTCATCATCGTCTCTAAGACTCAGGGTATGGCTAGAAAATTCTTAGGTGCGATTAAAACCCGCCTAAGCCACCCCGCCTATATAAAACTCCAAACCGCGTTTGGTCCTAATGGCGGATACAAGGCTGATGCAACTCAATGGTCAGCAGATATGATTTACCTAGGAACGGGACGTGATTCAGGCGAGAAGGACCCAACGGTTCAGGCTCTCGGATTTGGTTCTCAGATTTACGGTGCACGTGCAGACCTGATTATCCTAGACGATGTTGTGATGAACTCAAATGCCCACGAGTGGGAGAAGCAAATTGAATGGCTTCAGAAGGAAGTTATCACACGTCTGGGGCGGCACGGAAAACTGCTAATCGTAGGAACCCGTGTCGCGCCCATTGACCTTTATAAAATGATTCGTGACCCAGGACAATGGTCAGGTGGTAAGACTCCTTTTACCTACTGCGCTATGCCAGCCGTTCTTGAATTTGATGAGAAGCCTGAGCAGTGGAAGACCTTATGGGCTAAATCTAATCTACAAGAAAATGAAATTGACGAGGCGGGACCTGATGGACTTTATCCGAAATGGGATGGACCCTCTTTGTTTAAGAGACGCTCTGAAGTTGCGCCATCTGTCTGGGCTATGGTCTACCAACAAGAAGACGTGCAGGAAGATTCAATCTTCTCACCCACTTGTGTCGCAGGTTCGGTTAACGGAATGCGTAAGCGTGGACCTCTCAAAGAAGGAGTTCCAGGTCATCCAAGGCATATAGAATCTGGTTATACCGTCATCGGTCTTGACCCTGCTATGGCAGGAGCCACCGCTGCGGTAGTTGCTACTTACAATCGTAGTGACGGCAAGATTTATATTTTGGATTGTGTCAATATGACCGAGCCAACTCCAGCAAAGATTCAAACCTTGATTGAAGAGTGGGTTGAAAAGTATCGTCCACAAGAACTAAGAATTGAAATCAACGCTCATCAGAAGGCTTACGCCTTAGATGATAACTTGCGAAACTTTCTAGCCTCATATGGCTGCCAGTTGAATTCTCACTTCACTGGTAAGAACAAGTGGGACACATCTTTCGGTGTGGCATCTATGGCATCCCTCTTTGGTAACGTCCGTGATGGTCGCTTCCAAGATAACAACTTAATTGAATTACCAAGCAATGAAGGCTCTGAAGGTCTTAAGGCGCTAGTACAGCAACTTATTACCTGGAAGCCTGATACACGAAACCCAACCGACTGCGTAATGGCTTTATGGTTTGCGGTAATCCGCATCCGTGAGTTAATGCAAACATCTAGCCGAGTTGGACAGTATGCACAGAACCGCTGGGCTACTCGTGCACAAAAATCAAACAGAGGGTCACTGAATTTAGATGAGGCATTTGCCTCGCAATGGTCTGACCAATACGGATAGGAATTAATGTGGCAGTATCACAACCAAATAAACCAACACCTAAAGCAACATCAAAACCTACCACACCAAAAAAACTTTCTTTAAAAGAACAGATACTTGTAGAAGGATTTAAAAAACTTTCTCGTTCACAACAAGAACAAATAGGAAAATTATTTGGGTGGCAAAAAGCGCCATCTCAAAAACCACAGCCTAAAGGCACGTACAACCCTAAAGATTGGGAAGGCGTAGTTGGAGATAAAGGATGGTAAATTAATATGGGTTACGACCCAAGTAACTACATTAATGGCGTTGACCAACGTAGCATACCAGAGCAACGCCGTGATGAAAAGTTAAGTAAATTAAAATTTGAAAAAGAAGTAAAAAAACGTGAACAAAAAATTATTGAAAAAAAGAAATCACGCATTGCTGGTGGAGTAACCACTAAGTCAGGTACTGTCAATCCACTTTACCGTCCATCAAGATAATTTTAGATAAGGATTACAAATGGCAATGGCAAATCGCGGTGAAGGTCTAGCAGGTGGCTCTCGCGGTGTCGGAGGCATTACTGGTGGCGGTGCAAAGAACGTAAACCCAGTTAATAAGCAAATTACTACACGTTCACAAAATGTAATTGATGAACTTCGCAAATCACAAGGCTGGAAAAAAGCCACCCCTGCTGAATCACAAGCAGTAAAAACTGTAGCAAAAAAGAATTCAATTGAACGTATCAAAAAGGGAATGGGCTAATATGGCTTTAACAATGGAACAGATTGCTGCTCGCGTTCAATCGCTGCGCTATCGTAACAATGACCGAGATGCTCGTAACCTTGACGTTCTTGCTGTCCGTAAAGGAAAGATTGCTGAAGTCTATCCTGATTTCTTTCCAGACGGAGTAGATGCAAATGTCGTTGCGAATTTTATTGACA